GATAACAAGTGCTTTTGTAGTACATCAGCTGCTACTGGACCCATCTAAGAACATACTTGTTGTATCAGCATCTAAAAATAGATCGGATGATTTTAGTACATTTACTCTTAGAATTATACAAGAAATACCAATCTTACAATCTCTCAAGCCGTCAGAGAACCAACGATTCAGTAAGATAGCATTTGATGTAGGACCTGCTCCTGCCTCTCACGCTCCCTCTGTTAAGTCACTAGGTATATCATCCCAGCTAACAGGTTCTCGTGCTGATATAATTGTAGCAGACGATGTGGAGGTAGCTAACAACAGTGCTACTCAAGGAATGAGAGATAAGCTGGATGAACAAGTAAAAGAGTTTGACGCTATCATTAAACCCTTAGACTCCTCCAGGATCATCTTCCTTGGTACTCCTCAATGTGAGGACAGTATATACAACAAACTGCGAGAGAGGGGCTACAAGAGCCGTATATGGTCTTCAGAGTATCCAGATGATACAGAAGCTATTAACAACTACGGAGGCGATCTAGCACCCCTTATAGCGGATAACATAACACCTGAGACTGTTGGTACTTCTACAGAACCTTTACGGTTCACTGATCTCGACCTAGAAGAAAGAAAGATGTCTTACGGTCGTACCGGGTACGCTTTACAGTTCATGCTTAATCCTAAGCTATCTGACGCTGATAGATACCCACTAAAGATTAACGATCTGGTGGTTATGGATGTTGATGTGGATGTAGCTCCTGAAAAGATCGTGTGGTCAAGTGATCCTGATAACTGTGATAGGGAACTTCCTAATGTAGGACTAGCTGGAGATCGATACAGAAGACCTGCTAACACTGTTGGGGATATGATACCGTACAGCGGTTCTGTGTTATCTATTGACCCGTCTGGTCGTGGTAAGGATGAAACAGGGTACGCTGTTGTTAAGATGTTAAATGGTCAGCTGTTTGTTCCGGATGCTGGTGGTATAAGAGGAGGATACGATACTAAGACTTTACAACAACTAGTAGCTATCGCTAAGGATAACAAAGTTAACAAAGTGGTGATAGAGTCTAACTTTGGTGACGGTATGTTTATGGAGCTGATAAAGCCTCTGTTTAGAACAACCTATCCTGTAACAATAGAAGAAGTCAGACATAACAAACAGAAGGAGCTAAGGATTGTTGATACACTTGAACCAGTACTCAATAGCCATCGTCTAATCGTTGACCCTTCCGTCATCACGGATGACTACAGGTCTGCTCTTAGCTATCCTATAGAACAACAAACCAGGTACATGCTTATGTATCAATTAAGTAGGATAACAAGAGATAGGGGTAGCTTGGTACATGATGACCGTCTTGATGCTTTATCAATAGCTGTTGGTTATTGGGTGCAGCAAATGGCTGCTGATGTTAACCAATCTATGATTGATAGACAACAAGAGCTGCTACATGAAGAGTTAACAAAGTTTACTGATAGCTTTCATAAAAGAAGTAATAACAAAACTGTTGTTAGCTGGATATGAGTCGTTAACACTCCTCATCGCTATTGCTCACTTCGTTCACCAATAGCTCTTAGTTATAACAAATCTATTTAGTAGATATATATAAGGTAATTTCTTACTTAGTGTAAATACAGTTATATATCTGTTATAGCTACTTCTTGTTATAGGTTTATTTATAAACACACCTATCCTTAAAAGCTAAGTTAAGATCATGTTATCAGTCTCTTTGTTAAAGTAACAGCGAAAGAACGGATGTATGAGCTGTTCAACAACCGTAACTGATCTGTTGTAGCTGAAGCTATCTATAAAGTAATCTTTGTTAAAAGAATAGCTATAGCAGTAATCAGCTATTGTTCATGCTGTAGCTGCTGCTTGATTATTTCCTTATACAACTTTTAGTAGTATTAAGTAGTAATTATAACAATCTCAAACCGAAGGAAACTTGTAAAGCATAAAATTTAAAACATCAGTATCTAACAGGGCTACAGAGCGGTAGCAGATTTACCTATGAAATCGTCTCGTATTATGGTATGGTTATAACTCATGGACATCAACGAACAAACAGAAACCTTCCAGTACGAATTAGCAAAGCTTGTGTACAGATTCAAACGAGAGTACGATCTAAATGATTACACTATAGCCGGATGCCTGGACTTCTGTAAGCTGTCTGTACTGACTGAAACAGATGATGTTATATTCGAAGGTACTGACGATCTAGTAGAGGACGAAGAAGATACCTTTGATCCAAGCTTCTAACAAAGCTCCTAACATATATAGAACACACACTCCCACTCATACAAAGGAAACGGTGGGTTATCAGCTATAGGAATCGGATCAAACTCTGTAAAGACTGCTGTAAGCATAGTTACAAATGTAGCAAAGTGCTACAGATAAAGCGAGACACCTGGAAAAGTTTTAATAGAAAAATCTGAGAGGCTTATGATGAGCATTACCAAAAAGTTTTGGTGAAAAAATGCGAGACACTTACGCTATATACGCGCGCGTTAATTACCCCCGCATACCCGTAAGATTTTTATAGGCCAGGGGGATATGTTTCGCACAATACACATTATGTCTAATTGGCTTATTGCGTAAGTAGTAACAGCATCAACGATTTACAGCATACTGATAGCTGATTATCAATAGCGTTACAAACTAAGCTCTTATTTTTTCGCAAATCGACAGAGATTGCATGGTGTTTGCGTCATGGTTTGATCTGTTATTAAAAACGCATTTGGTTTATTTATGTATTTACTTCTATGTATCTTTTCTTTTTTTGATGTTCGATTCGCAACTTATCTTATCATTAGTCTTTGTTATAACATCAATCAGTAATGCTTATACGATTCAAATTCGTAAAAATAAATTCGCTATTCCTTGGAAATGCTTTAATCGCTGAATTTATGAATAAAACTATATCACTACCAACAATGCAATTTGATCAAGACCTGTTCTTAGATGATGATTGCTCACTTAAAATCGAAACCTTGTTACTTGATGGCAATCGCGGAATCCATATTCCTAAAATCTTTTTAGATAATTATGGGCACTTGTTTGACTTGTCTAATGTAGATCAAGAAGATTTAGAATCAATACGCAATGGTGCAGATGATGAATATTATTGGCAAGCATGGGAATCTGTTTTATGGAATGCTACCTTGAAAGAAGATTCATCTAAGTTTTTAGCACAAGATGATGATTTATGGCTTGTCTCTATTAACTCTTAAAATCAATAAACACCAAAAAAAACTACTACTACTATGAACCAAACCAAATTCGATTCACTTATAGATTCACTTGCTGATTCTGTAAAAGACTATAACCTTGACGACTCATTTGACCATTATGACGCAATCATTCAAATATGCGAAAACTGCAATTATTATTTTGAATATTACAGAGCTTGGCAACTGGTCAACTTTGTACGTTTCGATATGTACGACAATGCGGAAAAGATTCAATTATTTGATGAAGTGGAAATGGAAGTGAAAGAGCTCTGTCGATACGATGAAACAACAAGTTTAAACGATATTATTCTACATTACGCTTTTTATATACTAAAGACTGCAACTCTTAAAAAGTACAATGAGCAAGTTAAAGAGGATGTTGCATAATATGAGACAAGTAACCTATACAAATGAAGATTGGACTGATACATGGGTATATGATTGCGGTTGGCGTATTAAAGGCTCGCATCCATACCGAATGATTTTCTTTGGCGATCAGATTTTAGATCAACCAATTGGCATTCTAACCTTTTACAAAGAAACAGGCTTACTACCACCAACTGCTTAAGACTATGAAAAAGAAACTACTATCTAAACTCACTGACCTCTTAATAATAAACTTAATCTTTGGTAGCTTTTGGATCTTTGCTTTGATCTACTTTACTAGCTAAACCTTTAACCTTACTTAATTATCATGACAAAGACTCAATTCATTCTACTTTGCAACGAATACTTAATCGAACCAAGCGTAGCACTTGAAAACGAAAATATCTTGCAAGCATTACGAGACCGGAAATCTATCGAAACAATAAAAGAGATATTAGAAACCGAATTTTAACTTTTACCTGACCTTACAAAATGAACCAAGAATTAATAGACCAAGTTTTAAAGCAGATTGAAATTGATATTCTGCAATACGCTGACGCAACCGCACTGGAACAGCTTTTAAAGTCATGTCCAGTTGAGGCTCTCAAATCTTACCTGCCCGAACCGGAATGAGCGTTACCATATACCTAACCGATCACAACGGGAACAGAGTTGCTTTCTTTTACTACATAGATTCGGAGCGATATCGTACCTGTCCGCAGTTAGTGTGGAAGTGCCGTGACTATCCGAATTTTAGTGGTACTTGTGCGAGCAAGGCGGAGTTTATAGAATGTGCAAAGGCTGTGCTTAAAGAATTAAAGAAAGGTAAAACCTGTGATGTTTGCGATAAAAGCTTGCAAGGGATGGAGAACGAAGGCACAAGATGTATCGATCATGACTTTGAATAACACAAATCCAGAACACCTTGAAACGCTTGACGAACCGAGCTTGCAGACGCTGATCGATCATTACTTACGTGTCCGTGAGAAGCTACCTGACTCTGTAACTGTCCGTGATCGATTGATTGAACTGCAAGACGAGCTACTTAACCGATCTAACCAGGAATGAAAGTTTTAAATCTATACTCAGGACTTGGAGGTAACCGCAAGCTATGGAAGAATTGTGAAGTAACTTCTGTTGAGTCTCACGATAAAATAGCTGATGTTTACGAGCGTCTTTACCCGTCCGACAAACTTATCCGAGGTGACGCACACGAATACTTACTTAACCACTACGAAGAGTTTGATTTTATATGGTCGTCACCTCCTTGTCAGACACACAGTAAGATGGCTAAAGCTACTCGTCATAAACTGCGTAGGTATCCTGACTTAAAGTTGTACGAGGAGATATTATTCTTACAGCATTTCTTTAAGGGTAAGTGGGTAGTGGAGAATGTTGATCCTTTTTACGATCCTTTAATTGAACCGACTACTAAAGTGGGGAGACATTTGTTTTGGAGTAGTGATAGTTTTGAAGCTTCAGATATACCTAGACCAAAAGACTTCATTAACCTAGCAAATGTAGCAGGTAAGAAAGCTTTGATGGATTGGTTAGATATTCACTACGAAGAAAACATATACTACGGAAACAACCATTGTCCTGCTCAGATACTACGCAACTGTGTACATCCGAAACTAGGACTAGAAATATTAAATAAAATAAAAGAATGATGACAATGCTAGGCTTTGGAGCTTTTCTTATTATCGGATTGTTATTCCTGGCTTGGCTATATGATGACCTATGAAAGAAACCACGAGTGTTAATCGGGCGAAGCAAGTTAACACGATGCAATCGCCTGCGATTCACATACTTGACCCAATAGACATGACCGAGGAACTTATGTTCCATCTATTTAACAACGATATGAACCGAACTTTGGACGGAAGATGGCTTGACCTTTACCTGTCCTTGCAACTATACAAAGAACACCTTGAGAAACTGGAGGAAGAATGAGAGCTTACGACTTACCTAACTACGACAACTGGCTTAACAGCAACAACCCATACGATTTACACGATGAAGAAGAGAGAGAAAGAGAGTGGCTTTTGGAAGAGATTAAAGAGTTTGAAGGTGATGAAGAAGAGATCGAACACTGGCTCAGATGGAACGGGTACGATGATCCGAGAAAGAGCTGATCTGTTCTGGGAGGCTGAGGCTGATATAATACGAACCGATTTACTTGACCGTGAAAGAAGAGTTACGCGAACTAAGTTTAACTGACCTACCACCTGATCTTCGGATTGATAAGAAGGCTATTGATGAGGGCTTTAGGTATTTCTGGGCGAGTAATCAGATAACCGGATTTAAGCGGGATAAGAACGGGGAATATGTCCGTGACGAGGATGGAAACTTAATCGCGTATCGTACATCAAAAGCTCGGGTGATGGATACTGGATGGTTTAACTTTAAGAACGAGAACAACTACAACGAAGATGAGTAGTGGGCATGTAGCTAAGATGCGTGAGTGGGGAAGAGTAGCGTATCGTAACCGACAAGCAAAGCTCAGACAGGACGGAGAGAGTAGTCACACAGCATCGTGCAAGCGTATGTTGCAGAGTATGTGTCCGAAGTTAGGGGACAGAGTTAAGCACATCATCGACCAGTTCACCAGTCCAGGGTACACAACACCACTTTACCTGACCTATGTGCTTGATATGTGTCCGTATGAGATAGCTGTTATCGCTTTGCGTACATTCCTTAACAACTTAGACAACCACTTAGCTGTTGGAAAGATGGGTCATCGTATCGGTAAAGCTTTTGAGAATGAAGCGAGGTGGAAGTATGCATTGGATAACCTGAGCCACAATAAACAAGACTTACTAGCTATACCTGACCGTAAAAGGCAGAGTAAGATCAAGCAGTTTTATAAGTACGAAGATGTCCGGTTTGAACTGTGGGATCACAGGAACAAAGTGAGTTTGGGGTGTTGGTTGCTCGAAGAAATTAGATGTTGCACTGGTCTTTTTGAAATAGGATTCCGTGAAGGTAAGAGTAATTTAAAAATACCTGAACGCTTTGTATTACCTACCAAACAGTTTAAAGATTGGATACATCGATTTGATAAGTGGAAGGAAGCGGGTCAAGTGTTTAAGATGGCACTGCCTGACCGCCCAGTTGATTGGCACGGATTGATAGGCGGTGGGTACGATATAGAACAGTTACCTGCACAGAAATTCTTTACTGGTAAACCTGTTGAGTGGTTTGAAGGTAATAACTACGACCATGTGATGAGTGCTGTTAATAAACTTCAACAAGTGGAATGGAAAATTAACAAAGAGATTTTAGAACTTACTCTAAAGTTTTGGGAGAATGAAAGGGTAGTAGGAAACATTCCACAATTTGGAGAGATACCTGAGCAACCGTACTATACAGGTGGTGATGAGCGTGAGTTGATGGTGTGGAAGTTAAAGCAAAAGGATATTAAACAGACCAACGCCAGTAACAGCTCCAAAAGATTCCAAGCTTGTCGTATCCTACACCTAGCTAAGATGTACAGTAAGTGGGATAAGATATACTTTCCGTATCGTTGTGATTACCGGGGCAGAGTGTACGCTTTACCGTACTACTTACACCCACAAGGATCAGACTTAGCTAAGAGTTTGTTAGACTTTAAGAATGGTCAGCAAGTAGTTGATGAAGAGGACCTGGAAGCTGTACTTGTACACGGAGCGAACATGTGGGGAGTGAAAGGTACACGAGAGGAGAGACTGGAGTGGATAGGTAAACGACAGAAGTTTATATTGGAAGCAGCGAATGATCCACACGGTACTGATTGGTGGACGGAAGCTAGTGATCCGTTCTGTTTCCTCAGATTCTGTTTAGAGTACAAGCAGTTTACAGAGGAAGGCTACGGATATGTTAGTTACTTACCTGTGCGTCAGGACTGTAGTAACAACGGCATGCAGATACTTAGTTTGTTATTACGGGATAAAGATACCGGACGGATGTGTAACCTGGTGGAAGAAGACAAAGCTAATGACATGTACCAGTATGTAGCTGACCGTATTTATGATGAGCTGAAGAAAGACGGTGGTGTTATCGCTAAGACATGGATGCAGTACGGTATTAAAAGAAAGATTGCTAAGATGGCAGTGATGAACAGACCGTATGGAGCAACTAGTTATAACTTGGTACAGGATTTATTTAAGAGTATAGGTATTAATCATCCGTGGAGTAGCACAGGAGAGATGTTAACTGCTGTTATTTGGATCAGTAATATAATAAACGAGATAGCAGATGAGGTGTGTGAACCTGTGAACAAGGTGATGAAGTATCTACGAGAGACTATCCGATGCTTACCTTACGAGAACGGTATTACTTGGACTACACCTACAGGATTTAAAGTTAAGCAGAGCTTTCGTAAGTACAAGAAGTTAAACATAGAATCTGTATTTGATAACACTACTGTATATATAAACACCTACGCTGAGACGGGAGATATAGATACCAAACAACACGGTAAAGCTGTCACTGCTAACTTTATCCACAGCCTAGACGCATGTATCGTACATCAAGTAG